CTAAGTTTAGGTTGTGAATGTCGTTGTAAGTGGGAAAGGTGTTGGTAGAGTCCCAAGCCAACCCTGCTGCACAAGAATAGTCTTTAAATAAGACCATCTTTGTGTAGTGAAAGTTGGTACACACTGATTGGATGTGAAGTTTGAGTGAACCTCTCCAGAATCGAGATGATTCATAGATGGTACGGAGAGGAGAATAGTAATCTAACCCAAATCCACTTCCACCAGTGACATAAGCTTCAACCATAGGTGTTATAGGGTAACTGAAAAGGCGGCTACCAGTGACGGTGGATGGGGTAACTTGTACTCGACCCACAAAAACTGGTTTGGAGGTGAGATATTTAAGGTTCATTTCGTCTTGAGTGGTACGGAAATAATAATCGTCATAAATGCGTGAAAATAAAGCATGATTGTCCATGTTTTCGTATAAAACAGGGATATCAGCGTTATTAAAATTTCTGACCGTGGGTATCATCCTATTATGAATCTTAGGGTTGTTGGGGTTGTGAAAACCTGTCAAGCTACGAATAGATTGGCGGGCGATGTCAATAAGGTCTCCGGTGACATTCCTAAGCCCCGTAAAGGCTGTATCAATTATTTGTGTGGGTATAGATGTTAAATTATCAACCAAAGATTGTGCGGTCCATGTTTGTGAACCATTTTTAGGAACATAAAAATCAGCATGATCAAAAACAGCATGTAAGGAAAGGCTAACAGTGGTCGAAGCTCCTACAGCACAGGCTAAAGGATTCATAATAAAAACGACTATGTCGCAAAAATTCATTCCTGATCCATTGCCGTTAGCGGTGTAATTTTTGCTGGCGGGAGTGGCGTCAGAAGTACGAAGTAAGGAAGTGTTGCTGTACATAGGCACTTCAAGGCAAACAGATGTGGATTCATTGGCATTAAGAAAAACATGAGGCGCTGATAAAATTTGATTGGGGTTCGTAATAATTGGAGAATTATAGGGTAAGGCGGCAACTAATAATGTGCCCTGGTGACTGGGCGTGCCGGATAGTTGTAAGTTAACGCATGACTTAACTCTAAAAAGGGAAGATGTAATAAAAGGAACTAAAGCTACAGCATTGTCCAATATTATTGAAGGGAAGGAATATCTTACCAATTCTGTAAACCGTACGTTTGTTGTGGAAAGGGATGTGGTAGCTACTAAGAAAGGCTTGCGCAAAATGCGCGAAAAATCCATACGAAATTCGGATGGAACTAAGTGATCAATTTTGGGCATCTCGTCGTAAACAACTTTAGGAGCTATTAACTCTGAGGTGCGTAATGAAGTTTGGTATTTGTTTTCTGTTATATCTATAGGTATCATTAATGTTACATCCTTGTATGATAAAAATGGGGAATTGTAGAATTTTTAAAAAACTCTTTATTAACTGTGGCGGTGTCTTCTACTAACTCCTTATAACCTAACTAATAAAAAGGGTAGTCTATGTAAAAGCAATAAACTAATGCTATATAATCAAATAACTAAAGGGAAATTTTAAGATAAATAATAATAATAAACTAATATAACTAAATTCTAATCTAAACAACTAAGAATTAAGGCTGAGCCAAGTTATGTCTTTGCCAGATAAATAACTGACATATTCATAGTCTTGGTCTTCAAATAATATTTTTTCTACACGCGAGTCGGGGAGAAAAGGAAAATCCTCAATCTCGCTTAAAATTAATTTTTTGTACAATTCATATATGTGGGGGCCGTGAATAAAGGATTCTATTTGCATGGCTCTTATTTTTCCTTCCATGGTTTGAGTATAATCTTTCGATTTATCAAACCATTGGATGGTGTTAAAAATGGTTTCTAAGGCTAAAGCACCCATGTATTTCTTGTATTTACTATTATAAACGAATTTACGTTTTACAAATGTTAATTTATTAAAATCCTGGGTGGGTTTGGTGATTTCTGTTTTGTCGCCGTTGGTGCATGTCATACCAAGTGACACACCTACGTCTCGTATCGTTAAAGCATTATAAACATTGGACAACTTGTATGGTGCTCCACACAACTTGTCATCTCCTACACAATAATCAACTAAATCATAAAAATCGGATGGCTTACCTCCGTTACGGCACAAAGTTAGTGCCGTTAAACACGTGTTATAAAGGCAAT